AGAAAAGGTAAATCGAGCCATAGTTAAGTGGTCAAGTTTTACGTTTACTAGAATTGGAAGGAAGACAAATATAAGGAGTGACCTGAGATCAAGAACAGGGTCATCGTGTGGGGAGAAAAGGTAAATCGAGCCATAGTTAAGTGGTCAAGTTTTACGTTTACTAGAATTGGAAGAGGAGATCGTAAAATTGTTATTCTTCCTTTCAGTAGGGGTGGGGGATGGTATGGACATTTGATAATCATCAGAAACGTCAGTATCGGTCATTATGTACCGGCGTTCTTTTGAATCATCAAGTAACAAAGAAGGGGCTTTGAGTGGGGAAGTGGCAAAATTTGTGGGTAGTGCTATGACGAGCAGGTCGCCATTTGCAACGGTGCCACCGCCATTGGTTCCATTGGTGATGCGGACGTTGCCGCCACCATTTACGTTCAGGAAGTATTGATATAACATGCCACCTGAGGTATTATACACTAGGAGTCCGGTGACTCCTACGTTCTCAGAAGTAAACGCAGTTCCAGCCCCGAAGAGCTGGATAATTGTGACGTTAGAGGAAAGGGTTAAGGAGTGGAAATTCATAAGGCCGGTGCCACTCACTGAAGGGACACCGATCCGATAGGTGACCATGACCTTACCAACGTATCCTTGCGGAAAGTTGATAGTGTCAAGGTTTGATCCGTCATGGGCACTCAAAGTGGTGCCTAGGTCAGAGTCAGTGGTGAGATTGGGGGGTGAACCTGTAGTCCCATAGTAATTGGGCCCACCGGGTTCAGACGCACTATTATTAAGAATATAGTGGTCGTAGACATCAACTGTAGCGTTAAGTTTAGGTTTAAGCAACGTGATGTCATAGGTAACCCACAACTCACCGATATTAGTACTGGCTCCCTGCATACCTACAGTGGCAATATAAAAGTTGCCCCAATCGTATAGACGGGGATCGCCACTAGTAACTGGGGAGGATCGGGTGTATAACACATTTGTTGGAGTCTCAAGTTTGTTACACTCAATAGGATGCATAAGATTGACGGATGGTTTTCCACTACACGTGAACTGAGTCTGCTCCATTTGAAATTTATTAACGAAGGGAGCATCAAGAACGTTGTAGTCAGTGGCCATGATAACAGTACCAGACGCAGTATTGGTAGAAGCTAAGGCGTCATACGAGTTCGATTTGAACTCGTAAACGACGCCATTAAGTCGGTACTCCTGATAATTTTCGGCGGATGCCGACAGCCAGGGGAAGGATTCCAACAATCCAGGCTGAATTGGAACCTGTTGGATAGAGAAGGCGCCGATGGTATCGGAGGTGATAACATCATTAAGAAATTCACGGTGTTGTATACGGGTGCCAGAAGAGAGGTTACGAAAACTCGGTAACTGGTCCATTGACCCGATTAGCGAGTTACTGGAGACTTTATAGTCCCCAAATCCGGTAATTTGTCGAAACAAGTTACCGGCCATACCACCTAACGTCTTGCCAGTTGGTCCAAAATAGGAACCAAGTTTCGCACCGATTGCGGGGGCATTGAAGCCGCCCCGACGTTTCTTAGGAACTCGGGCAGGTTTGCGGCGTTTCGGTTGTTTACGACGTTGTGGTTTGGGGCCAGGCGCGGGATTGCGCCGGCGAGGGCCTTTGGTAAACGGTAAGCTTTGGATAGCTTCACGGAGTAACTTTTGAGCCATGTAGGTGAGTAGTCTACGATCGGTTATTTCACTTGAACTAAAACTCAATTAACCGGGCGCCCAAGTGCGCCCGGAAATCACTTAGAAGAGGGGGCCTTGTCAGGGCCCTTCTTCTTCCAAGTTTCCTGCCACACCTCATGTGAACTGGGGAGGCGTAATTTGACAGGCTTGCTTTTAGGCGGTTCCTTACTTACCGCCTTTGTACTGATGTTAGGATCTGGTGGGTCCTTCCCGGGGACTTTAAAATCCTTGGCATCAGTAAGTAGGACCGAAGGTGGAGGAGATGAAGAGGAAGGGGCAAGAACCTTCTTCTCAATTTTAGAGGGAGTGGATAGCCTTCCATCAGAAAGTTTCGCCACTGGGACATGTTTGTTGTCGATGCTCGGTGGTTTTCCTCCAATTATTTCGTTATCAATAACCACGGGAGCAGAAGACTTGGCTTCAGGAGGGGCAACGAACATGGGGGGTTTCATAAGGTGCTCAACCGTTGTACAACGAACTAACCAATTCTTGAAATCTGCAAATTGGAAATCAGGGAGTTGTTGTTCAACGGCGGCAGTCATCCAATCAGCAACCTGGTTAGGATATTGGGATTGTCCATCAAATTTAGAAAGCCAGGTGCTCATAGGAGCTAAAGCGGGGTTGGGAGAGAGAGGGCCGGTGCATTCAAGAACAGCACAACAAAGGTGGCCAATAATGGGGGTATGGAGATCTGAGAGAGAGAAGCAACGTATCTTCTCAAGGAACTTGTCACGTGGTGTGACATTGCTAGGTAATTTTACTGCCGTGTGGAACTTGGCGAGTTGTCGAGCGACATCGCAGATGCTGTTTACATCACCATACCACACTTCAGGTGAATACAATCTAGCAAGGAACTTGATGCCACTGCTACCGCGAGAAACTGGCTCAACGGTTAAATCTTGTCCAATCAAAGCAGCGGCACGTTTGTACGTTGTTGGTTCAACATCGGCGGTCAAACCATCGTCGCCTCCATAAATGCCAAGACGTTTAAAAGACTCAAAAGGAGAAATTTGTAATTTAGTGTCTGACAAGCGGAATGCAAGAAAGGCGACAAAGGCGTTAACCATGGTGTTGAAAATGGAGGTCTCAGGTGAACCCGAAGCACGGGAAAACTCAGTGGTATATTTAGTGTCAAAACTCCCATAACCCTTAAGGCAGTATTGACTCCTGTGCAAATCTAGTAATTCCTGGTGATAGTCCTGTCGGAAAGCGCGCAATAAAATAATTCTCTCGAAATGGCGCATCATGTTGGACCCGTGGCCATCAAATTTGCTAAAATCGCTATTCACAGCAGTCTGCGCAGAAGATAAAAGTTCAGCAATTCGCTCGGCGATTGAGCGTGGTGTCTTAGAGAAAGCATACCAGGGTTGCTTCTTAAGTACCACTTCAAAAGCATAGATATAGCGACTATATTCCAATTTATCCATTGGGTTAATAATGGAGATGGCACGAGGTGGCTTAACATTAGGATAAGCCTCAGCTTTCATAAACATTTGAACAATGCGCTTGGCAACAGTGCCATGCGCACGAGCAAACGTTAAACGTTGAGTTGGTTTGGATTGGCGCTGATACACCTCGTCG